GAGGATTGACAAACTCGTAAAGCCGCATGTGCTTTACCTTCTTGCTCTACCGACTGGTCCTGATGATACGTCTACGTCAACATCTTCGATGTCACCAACAACTGCGTCTGGGGCACCCATGTCTACCATGTCAGTTCCCATATCACCTGTTACATCCATTGCTGGATCAGAAACATCCATACTGTCAACTCCAACTTCTCCGTCGCCCATGCCCATATCAACGTCACCGTCGAATGCATCTACAACGTCACCGCCAGTAATACCTGCTAGTGCTTGATCAAGTTGACCTTTAACAGATACTAAACACTGATTCAATTCTGCAAGTGCTTGTCCTGCAGTTTGATCAAATGCTTGTGCTTCATTAACACCGATTTCTGTTTGAACACTATCGATTAATGCTGGCATCTCTTTGACCATCATGTCTGAGATTTCTTCTAGCATCTTCTGTACTGAATCTACCATGTCTTGTGCGGCCAGAATTACTTGTGATCTGTTAACTTCTTCGTTTTCAGTAATCACTCTAGTTCTCGGCATAGCAGGAGCAATTTTATAATGCTCTTTTAATGCTTGTTCCATGAATACTAATTTCATGTATGATGGATACTCTGCACCAAAGTTTTTAGATGCTTTTGCTTCTGCAATTAAACCTCTAACCTTATTGTGCATAGTTTGAGTTTGGTTTTTATTTAAGCCCTTGATGTTTAAGTCAACTTCAAAGTTTTCCTTTAAAGCCCTGACTGCAACTTCTTGCTTGTTTAAATCATTAAGTTTCATATTAAGTTCCTAGTAATCTGTCGTAGATATAATGTATTTATCATCGTCCGTAGAATTTCTGGTCTTTTTGTGCCGATTCTTTTTGTGATCTGCAAATATTCTACGTTGCTGTTCTTTAGATGTATTTATGAGTCCTTCTAACGTTAGTACAATTTGTTTTTTCTTTTGCAAATCGTCCTGAAGTTTAGTCAATTGTATCAGTCTCAAGTCTAAATCGTTTGTTTTTGTTTTGTATCCACGAGTATGAACAGCGATATCTAAATTAATAGAACCTAATTGTCCGTCTAATTTATATACTTTAGATGCATTCTCGCTTTGCTTATTATGTTGAAACACACAGAATGCCATAGCATTTCTTGCAGTGAGAAATTCAGGTGAACTTTCCCAATGAGATTCGGCAACAGTAAACAATCCAGTACTCTTTTGATTGCGTATTTTAAACTTCCCGAATGCTTTAATACCGTTGTTATCATTACTGATATAAAGATGTTGTAGTTCTTTAATCATCTCTGCCTTAAACATATGTTTAATTTTATCTCTAGCATCATTCACATTCGTTTTCTTTTTCATACATTCTCCATAAAGTATATGTTATTTAATTCCGGGGTAGTATCTAAGAAGTTAGGTAAATCTAAACACTCGGTACCGCACTTGATCATAGGTACTTCATGGCAATCTTTCGTAAGATAACCTAAAGAATCTACGTCATCAGTAAACACTGAATTATTTTGTACTTTGAAATCAAATTTCCAGTACCAAAAATCGTTTGTTTGAGTAGGCTCTACTAAGAAGCCAAAAGGATTGTCTGGATGTTGTGTGTTCATCAACACTTGATGTGGCCAATGCATTAACTCTGGTGAACTGCGGAGACTAATACATTGTAATATAGTGTCAAAATTTGCTTGTGAGTTTCGTTGCACTTTCCATATGTCTACATCATCGCCAACAGGTTTTGATCTGTTGAGAACATTAGTATTAGTAATGTCAAATAATGTGTAACAAGTTATAGTGTGCATACTACTATTTAGCAGGCAAAAAAAAGCCTCTAATAAAAGAGGCTTTTAATTATTAACTAAAACTTAGTTAGAGTTAAATGTAACGCCTGTAGCAGAAGTTGTAACTGCATAGTTCAGAGCACCTGCCGCTGATAAAGCCGCATCTAAGTCTCCACCGTTAGTAAAGTCCCATGCTTCTGTTGGGTACAATGCTAGGTTTAGCTTGTTAGCCGCCGCGCCGCCTGAAGAATCCATTTCATAAATCGCTATTGTTGATTTACCTTGAATTATCTGAATTGTTTTAAGTAAGTCAGCTCCAGGTAGAGCCGCTACCGCAGATCCTGTGAAAGTTACGATACCAAACTGAAGTTTAGGACCTTGTATATTAACTGCTTCGCCAGTTGTGTATGCATTTAATCCACCGTTAGTGTAAGATGATGCATCCATGTGAAAGACTGGTTTAAAGTCACCATTTGCTTTTGTAAATTGTGCCATTTTTCTATTCCTTTTGTTTTAGAAGTACACGTTCCATGCACTTCGTCTATTAAATTGAAACTCACACCCGTGAGATTCATACTAATATTTAGTCCTTTGTAAGAAAAATAAGGTAGTTGGTTAGCCTCGGGCGGCTAGATTTTGACGAGCAAAGCCCATTCTGTTAACAAATTTGAGTCCGTTAGCAACAAAACCTTCGTGTGTTTCAGTGCCATCATCTAAGAATCCTTTGACAGGACTAGACTTTGCGGCGTTATCAAGTTGCTCGACAACGTTTTGTTTAAGATTGTATAGAGCAATCCATATTTTAAATGCTCCTATGATGCCTTCTTTATGTGCTTCAAAATGCATCATAAGTTTGTTTCTCATTGAGTCAGTCATCTTTCTATGTGTGACAAATTCAATGAAGTCATTGTATAAATTTTGTAGATCACCTGACACAATCTTTTTATTAACAAAGACAGTAAACAACATATTGAATCCATTACGTGCTTGAGGTGCTGTTTGAAATAGTGCTTTAACTTTAGCACCGTTTTGATTAATTTCTGCTTCTGCTTTTTTCTTTAGATCACTATTGAGTTTTAAGTTAGGTGTAATAGGCATCTTACTAGGTACGATTGCAACTTCTGAATTTTGCTTTAATGTACCGATGCTTCCGTTAAGTGATTCTGCTTCATCAGTTGTCATTGCATTCGGTGGAATAAATTGATGTACTGCGATGGCAGCCTGTTTATCAGAAAGTAGATGGCCAATCTCACTCTTAGCATCAACTGTATATGTGATGCCACCAGGGTTTGCTTTAAATTTATATATGCCGTCATTTTCTACTAACGGCTCACTAAACAATAAGTCTCCCCAATAGAAGCCTGTTGCTCCTCTGTCTGATGCTTCAAGTCCAGGCCAGACTCTTGCGATAATACTATACAAGTCTCCCCTGTTTACTTGCCGACCATCATCATATGCTTTAAATTCTTCTGGTGAAAATACTTGTCTACCTGTACCATCTTTCTTATTAAACATATGCTTGTCCATAACAGAGAATCTGCCGTCTTTACCACGGCCGAAGATCAATGCAGGATAACCGTCCCATTTGATTGTAATGGTTCCGGGTTGTTTAATAGTATTTTCTATTTGTGTGATTGCTTGTCTGGCGCCTTGTTCATCACCTAGAAACACAAGGTCTTCTGGATGTTCTAAGTGTCCAGCACCTTCATTTAAATTAATTTTTTCTAGTTGTCGTAATGACTTAGCAATGACTTCTGAGAGGCTCACTGTTATCTCGTTTTCAATAGTGCGATTTTTTCTGCTCGTATTGCTGAATTAGTTTGAGACTCTGCTACGTTTGCTTTTGCTGGTGCTACTGGTGCTACCGGGACGCCTCTCTTGGCTTTTTGTTTTTTAATCAGTTGTTGAGTTAATGCTTTTTGTACTTGTGCCGGAGCCATTTGCTTACTCTGTACGTCTTGCCATTGTGCACCTTTCCATATATAGCTTCTATTGCCCATAGTATCTTGTGTGCCAACTGGAATTTTTATTTTCTTAGCGTCTGGTGCCACTGGTTGCTGACCAGAGACTTTATCTGTAAGACTTGCTTTAATACTTCCATCGGCGTCGTCTGCGTTTTCGGCACCTTTAGGTACAGTTGACTTAGGAGAAGATGAAGATATAGCCCATGCACCGTCGCCTAATTGCTTAAGAATATTTCTATCAATGTTTGGTTTTTCTGGATTCGGAGAGTTATCATATTCTACTTGTAGTTTGTCGAATATCTCTTTA